TAATGTTCTCATTAAATTTCTCCGTGTCAATAACCCTCGTTCCGAAGCGATACCTTCTTCAAGGTCATTATTAATTTGGTATCTAGATTTTAGTAGCAGAGCAAACCCTATTGCTTTTACAAGACTTACGCATTTGATGCTACTAAAAAAGTGGGGGAGGAAAACTTTGGATAAAACCTCCCCCCATAGTATAAGGACCTATGTTTTAAGATGTAGTCAAGTCTGCGATAGTCGCTGAACTTGCTTCGTTTTTAGCAACAAGTGTCCACTCAGTTAAGAGTAGTCTCTTTTCTGCATCTCCAGTCTTTGCTAATTCCATTGTTTGAAATGGTCTTAGATACCCAGTAGCAAACATTTCTGTTTCAACTAACAAGGCACTTCTGCCTGAAGAACGAAGGAATCTATCAGCAACCACTCTTACTTCTCCGAAGTCTGAAACATAAACATCAATAGTAGCAACTAGCCTTCTATCTTCTGCCATGTCCATACGAGTTTGATTACCAGTAAATCCTGATATTTTTTGTTTGTTGAATGAACCAACTAGCAATAGGTCAGGATTACCACCATTATCAAAACAGTTTTTAATTTCTGTTTTAAGTATGGTTTCGGTCAATGCTCTTTGTGTGCCATCTGTTACAGAGCCACTAGAGTTTGAGCCACCTGAGCCATAAGCATTATTGGTTACTGTCCAAGATTCAAAACCCCTGGACTTTCTTGCAGCTCCACCATTACCTGAACCTGCTGTTGCATCGGTTTTACCAGTAAGGTCTAGCTCCATATCTCTTTTGAGTTCTTTACCAGCTTTAGCTATTTGATAAGCTAACTCTGAATTAACTCCAGCATGTACGACTGTTTCTTGTGTGCCTGAAACCATAACAGGTTTGTATGAAATCTGTGTATAGTTGAGAACACGAGTAGTAGCCGACATAGCTGCTGATGGAGAATCATCTCCTTCTATTTGTGCGTTTGAAGCTGCTGCTGCTAGTGAGTCAGTTTGCCACTCATGCTTAGTGAAACTAGCAGTGCCAGTTCCTATGCTAGACATAAATGGTGTGTCTGTTGGAGAGATATCATAAATTACATTTTGTAAGTCTTCTCTATTTCCCACAGCATCATAAGTTTCAAAAGTATTACTTAATTGTGCCATTTTGATTACCTGTGTTAAAAGTTAGTATTAAATTAAACCCTCAATCATTTTAGCTGCATCGCCTACTTTGCCTGAAGTTTTTAATTTAGCTCGTTGTTGCTTTACTTTCTCTGTATCCTTTTCTGCTTTTGAAACACCAGCTCCTGGTTTAGTAACCTTTGGAACTGTTTTGACTTTCTTTTTAGCTATTTTAGCATTGAGTAAGTTTTCATATTTCATAGCATTATTTAACACTTCGATACTTCTTGCATCAATTAACATATTTATTTCCTGTTCTGTAAAACCCTTGGCTAAAGCAAAACCCTTTATATCTTGTTTGAGCTTTGGTCCTTTAGTTGGGTCTGTCCAATCAGGCAATCTTTCTGATAATAATTTAAGTTGTTCATCTCTGTGTTTTAACATATTGGCTTTATATTCTTTTTCCTGTTGCTCTTGTACTTTTTGCTTTTCTGCATTTATTTTATTTTTGCTGTCTTGCAAATCTCTAAGAGCGTCTTTCTGTTGAATATATGCCATAGGGTCATCTGCTTTAAGTTTATTCCAATCTACATCTTTGAATTGATTAATTTCAAAATCAGTAGAATCTCCTAATTGTTCTAAAGCATGAGAGTATCGCTGTCTTTCTTGTTGAGTCGCTGAGAGTTCATCATCCATCTGTTTGCGTTGCTCTGCCAATACTTGACTTTTTCTAGTGTAATCAGCTTGTCTACTATAACCTGCCTGTAGTTCTTCAAGGGTAACCTCAACATCTTTACCATCAACTTTGACAGTATAATTTTGTGGTGTCTCTGTTTCTTCAGATTGATTATCAGCATCCAAATCATCAACAGTTAATTCATCTGAATCTTCTGCTTGTGTTTCAACTGATTCGGCAACTTCTGTTGCCTGTTCAGAAGTATCTTCTACTTCTGATTCTAATACTTGCTCTACAGGTTCTTCCGTTGCTGGAGCTTGTAATTGAGCTTGTATTGCTGCCTGTGCTGATGCTACATCAGTTACAGGAATTCCTTTGTGTGTGCTTTCTTTTGTAGGAATATTACTTCCTGGAGTAGCTTTTTTTATTTTAGCCATTTGATTTAACCTCCTGCTTTCTTTCTTCTTCTAACAACTTACCATTTTCCATAGTATTAATTAGAACTTGTTTAAATTTTAAAGCTGCAATCTGTTGATGATATAAAGACTCTCTTAGGTCTTGTTCTTCAGCTTTGGTTGAAAGCCATTTTTGGTATGTCTCATTCAGTATTGAATTGAAAGCACCAATAACTAATGGGTTTTCTAAAATAAGTTTGGCATCTTGCCCATCTCTTATTTGTTCCTCTTTACTCATTGTCTTCTCCTATCTGTTTGATTCTATCCACTAAACTTGTGGGTATAGTTCTTCTCCCAGTGAGATATCCCTTAATTTTATTAACAGGTATTCCTGTTTTAAGAAATAACTCATTGATTGAAACTCGGTGTTTCAACATTAGTTGTTGTAAATCGTGTTTTGTAATTTTATTTTTTTGCAAATGTCCGTACATTTTTTGGTTTAGGTCCTGTGTTACCTGCTGCTCTTTTTCTCGATACAGCAGACCTTATCTGAGATGGAGACATTTTTCTTGCTTTAGCTATTGGTACACATTTAGGATATTTTCTACCACTACCTTTAGCACGACCACAAGGTTGAAACTTGCCGTTCTTTTTTGGCGAGCCTATATCAACCCATCTCTCTTTGACCCATTCTCTAAGCCCTTTTTTTCTTGCCATTTTTCTTTGGTTTTATTCTGCCTGAGCATACACCTGATGCGTACATGTTTGCATATGCACTAGGATATACTTTAAATTTTCTTTTTGCTGCTGCCTTACCTTTTGCACATAGCTTTGCCATTATCCCCTCGCTACCTTTTTTGATTTAGCAGATAAGTCTTTAAAATGAAAAACTCGTTTAGATGATGCAGTGTGCGTTTTGCCTGTATGGATTTGACCATTGGGCATTTTATGCACAGCACCTTTGAACTCTTTGCCATCTCTAAAATAATGTTTAGTGCCAGCTCCCATTATGCCATCCTTTTCTTTTTCTTAGATGCTAGAATTTTTTTCTTCAAAGCAACTGGCAGGTTTTTTTGTTTACCTTTAAGTTTTTTGGATGGTTTACCTTTCATAGACCCATATGTTCCTTTACCCATTGCCATAACATTTCTCCTGTTAAAGTTAAATAATTCTTTAGTTTCCTATTTTGACTGGTCGTTCTTGCACAGTTTCAAGTGCAATCTCCATTTCTCCTTGGTCTACTTTTTGTTTCTTAATTTCAAGTTCTTGTTGTTTGATTAAGAAATCAACTTGTGCTTCTCGTTTTTTCAATTCGAGTGCTTGCTGTTTAAGTTTAGTATCGAGTTCAAGCTCGGCAGCTTGTAGTTGTAGCTTGGTTAATTCTATTTGTGCTTTTTGTGCAGCAACTTTTTCTTCCATAGATGGCTCAGGTGGTTGTGGTGGTGGCATCATCTCAGGGTTAGATATGAAAGCATCTGCATTTTTATATCCTGACTGTGCTATAAACTCACTTACTGCGTTGTATAAATTTTGAGAAGTAACCAATGTACCCATGCCACCTTGTTGTACTAAAACATTGAGGATATTCATAATGCTTGACATAGTTTGCATTTTGTTTTGTTGGTTTCCACTACCAACACCTACATTAACAATACAGTTTAGCTTCTCTTTCCAACGAGATACATCTATTGGAACAAATTTGTTATTTAAAAATACTATTTTCTGTCTATCTTCATACCTTTGTACTAACTGATAGATACATCTGAAGACATCTTTGATACCAGTTTCAGCGAATATGCGAGCAATCAGCTCAACTCTTTGCATAGCTGACTCTGTTGCTGCTGATATTGCACCTGCTGTTACATGCGAAGTTAGAACATCAGGATTTAATCCTTGCGACATCTTAGATACACCACTTCTTTCTTCCCTTATTTGGTCTAAATACCTAACCATATTGAAAGCATCAGGTGGCATCTGTGGTGTAGGCAGTGGTGTTACTGCATTTGGACTACGCATACGCACAATCCCACCAGGTCTTGAAGTAAGTAGGTCATCTAACTCTACTTGCCCTGCTAATACTGCATATCTTGAATTATTGGTAAGATACATGTTATCAAGTATGTTTCTAACCACTGTTGATTTGATAAGTTGTATGTCTTTGACTGTATCAGCTACCGACATGCCGTAAAACTTATGTGGTATGGGTAATGGGCAGATAGCTGAGAAAGGAATGTAGTCAATCTCAACATTATCCAGTATTGTATTACCACCTTTGGTAATTTTTCTTAACTCTGCTATACCATCGCCATCAAAATCTATGCGTGTATAACATTCATCTAGCCAAACCTGTCTATTTGCACCCATTCCCTCGTCAGGTGGTACTGAATCATCGTCATAACTAAACCTTGCAAGCCTTTCTTCGTTCAATTCTGCCTGAGATTGAGAATAACTGGGTAGTGATTCTACTAATGCAGGGTCAAATCCCTCAATAATTAACTCGCTTACTGTTTTTTTTACCCTATGACAGATAAATTGTGCAGATTCTATGTCTGTTGCTCGTCTTGATATTAAAAATTCTTCAGGTGGGACAGACATTACCTTAACTTGTCCATGAATTTTGTTATTCATTACAGTTACATCGTGTGAAACCGACTTAGGTTTTACAAGATTCCCTAAATCATCTAATATTTCTTCGTTTACTACGTTCTCTGTATGCTCAATAACTTCTAAATCATCATTTGCTAATATAGATTGGTACTCTATATCTGTGAGTTTCCTGTAACTTTCTTTAACTGGGTCTTTTCTCTGTTCCCAATAATGTTTGATGATGCCAGTCTTGCTTATCAAGGCGTCCTTAAAGGCATCGTAGAGGACCTTAAAGCCGTTATTTTGGCGATTAAATACATAATTGACATAATCAGTAGCCTGCTTTGCCATTTGCACATCTTCAGGTCCTTCAGGCTCAAACTCCACCATATTGTTGTGCGTGGTAAAGATACGCATAAGCGATGGCATGATATATTCAACTGTATCTCTCACATCAGTAGTTACAATCTCTGACCTGCCATCTATCTCATTGCCAAACTTCTCGCCAAGATAATACTTCATAGAGTCTTCTCTTTGGCTAGACAGCTCACTGTTCATATGACCTGTTGCATTTTGTATCTCTGCTTCTAAGTGTGCAGCTAATTCGCTTTCTGTTTTTATATCTGCCATTGTATTCCTAAACTATTGCAACATCAGGTCCTAGCCTACCTTTGCTATTCCACTTTGATGTTTCTGTGGTTGAATGTCTGAGACTCATAACTGCATA